GAAGAAAAAAAAGAAAGGTGGGAGAGACTCACTTAAGATTAAAAAGAAAGGATATTAATTATGTTTGGCAAGAATAAAAAGAAAAAAGGTATTCTTGGACTAGAAGGTCAAGCTTATGTTGATGCCTACAATCAAAAGATGAACGATACAGGTAAAACAACGCTTGCTGAAAAAGCTAGATTCGTAAAAGAAACAGCTAAGATTAGAAACAAAATGATTCAATCAGGAGGTATGTAATGGCTGTAGCTGCAACAACAGAACTTGAATGTATCAATATAATGTTGGCTGCTATAGGAGAAGCACCTATAAATAGTCTTGTCGGTACTCTTCCTGTTGATGCTCGTATTGCTCAATCAACCCTTAACGAAGTAAATAAATCTGTTCAATCAGAAGGCTGGTCTTTTAACACAGAAACAGATGTAACTCTTACAAGAGATGGATCTAATCAAATACATCTACCAATTAATGTTTTAAGAGTAGACGCTAATATACATCAACACCCAACCATTGACCCTATACAACGTGGTTTAAAACTATATGACAGGCAAAATAATAAGTTTGAATTTGATGAAGACTTGATTTGTACTGTTGTTTATTTTAGAGATTTTGATGAAATACCAGAACCAGCTAGGCATTATATGAATATATCAGCAGCAAGAAAATTTGTTGATAGGCTTGTAAGTGACCAAGCATTAAGAACTTATACATTAGGAGATGAACAAAGAGCTAGAGCAATATTGATGGAGACAGACCTAGCAAATGGAGATCATAATATATTAAGAGGAGATCCTTCTCTTACCAGTATCTTTGATACTTACAATCCTTCTAGTGCCTTAATTAGATAACTATGGGTGTTATATCAAGAGCTATACCTACATTATTGAGAGGTATATCGCAATCTTCTGATGCTTTGAAGCAAGCAGACCACGCTGACATACAAGACAATGCTGACAGTAATCCTGTTCTTGGCCTTACAAAAAGATCTGGTTCTCAATATCTAGCTAAAATTATTAACAATGCTTTTCTTGATAATGTTCACATACAAACTATAAACAGAGATGCTAGTGAACAGTATGTAGCAGTATTCAGTAATGGAAATGTAAGAGTTTTTGAGTTAGATGGTACAGAACTAACAGTAAACAAACCAGATGGCACGACATATCTAAACACTTCAAATCCTAGAAGTGTATTTAAAACAGTTACTATTGCTGACTTTACTTTTGTTGTTAATACAAGTATTACAACTGCTATGGATTCAGCAGTATCAAATAGTGCAAACAATATTACACAAGCAATTATATTTATAAACCAAGCAACAGCTAAAACAACTTATTCTGTGACTGTAGATGGTGTAACAGTTACAGATGACACTACTGGTAATGATCCTCTTTCAACTACAACTGTAGCTACTGACCTTCAAGGTGGATTAAATTCTGGTCTTACAGGATTTACTATTGCTAGAAATGGTCCTGTAATACACATCAAGAAAAATGATGGTAGTGATTTTTCAATAGATGGTAATGACTCTCAAGGTAATACTAAAATGACAATCATAAAAGATTCAGTGCAACAATTTACTGATCTTCCAAATGTTTCACCTAATGGATATGTAGTAGAAATAAAAGGAGATGAAGGTACAGACTTTGATAATTACTACGTTAAATTTACGACTAATAATGGTAATGCTTTTGAAGAAGGGCAATGGTCAGAAACAGTAGAAGCTGGCATACCTTTTAAATTTAATTACGACACAATGCCACACGTTTTAATACGTCAGGCTGATGGTAATTTTAGGTTTGCAAGAGTAGATGGAGATACATATACAATATCTGGAACTAATTTTACATTACCTAAATGGGGTGAACGTATTGTTGGTGATTTAGTATCTGCACCAGATCCTTCTTTTATCGGTAATAAAATTAATAATGTATTTTTCTTTAGAAATAGACTTGGATTTCTTGCAGCAGACAATGTAATACTTTCAACAGTATCAGAGTTTTTTAATTTCTTTCCAGAAACAGTTATATCAGTTTTAGATACTGAACCCATTGATGTAGCTGCATCTCATACAAAAGTTGCAATTTTAAAAAGTGCGGTGACTATGGGAGAAAAACTTATATTATTTTCTGAACAAACGCAATTTGTATTATCCAGTTCAGCAGATAACCTTACACCTTCTACAGCTAACGTGCTTGTACAAACTGAGTTTGAAAGTAATGCAGCAGCACAACCTGTAGGTTCTGGTTCTTCTATTTATTTTCTAACTAAAAAAGGTTCCTTTGCAGGTATTAGAGAATATATTATTGCAGGTACTCAACAAATTCAAGATGCTGCAAACACAACTATTCATGTACCAAAACTAATACCAAGTGGCATTTTTAAAATGGCAGTATCTAACAACCAAGATATTCTTGTTTTGCTTGGTACAGATAATCCAAATAAGTTATATGTAAACAGATGGTTATATGGAGAAGGATTTAGTAAAGCGTTGAACGCTTGGTTTACTTATACATTTAACAGTAATAGATCTATCTTAAATATTGATTTTATTGGTACTGATTTAATAATGGTCGTATCAGAAGCTAATAGTGTAACTCTAGAAAAAATACCATTTGAGACAAACTTTACAGAACCTAATGCAGACTTTGAATTTCATTTAGATCATAAAGTAACTGAAGCAACTACTGGTGTAACTGTTACTTATAACGCTAACACTAATCTTTCTACATTTACAGTTCCTTATAGGTTAAGAGCCAATATGAATATAGTTGGCAGATATACTGCTAGTAACGAAACAAGTACTTTTGTAGATGCTCAAGGCAATACAAAAACTCTTGTATCAGGACAAGCACTTACAACTACTAATGGAACTGATGGTACTACTTCTACAATTACAGCAGCAGGTGATTTTAGAAATAGTAAATTTATTATTGGTGAACCTTATGAAATGCACTATAGATTTAGTCAACAAAGATTAACTCAAGGTGGTGGAGGTGCTACTGAACTTATAAGTGGTCGATTACAAATACATCATTTTTATATTAAGTATGAAGATTCTGGTTTCTTTCAAGTTGAAGTAACACCTGAGAATAGAGACACATCTCTACATAAATTTACTGGTCGTTTGCTTGGTGCTGCTTCTGCTTCTATTGGTCAGATTAATTTAGATACAGGTACATTTAAAGTACCTATTATGAGCAAGTCAGACAGAGTAAGTATAGATGTAAAGAACAATACATTCTTACCTACCTTGTTAGCTAGTGCAGAATATGAAGGAGTATTTCACATGAGGAGTAGAAGAATTTAATGGGATATTTGAGAAAATCAAAACTATCAGATCTTAATTATGTATGTCAAAACATGAGACAAATGGATAGATTAGAAGGTTTATATCAGACAGGACAAGACCCAGAAGATGCCTTACGTTTGTCGTTTTTATTTGGTAAAACAATATTAACAATAGCTGGTGACGAGGATCAACCTATGGGCTTATGTGGAGTGCGTAAAGATGGTTGTATATTTATGATCTGTACTGATGAATTGTTTTCTAATAAAAAATATAAAATACAACTAATAAGAAAAGGTAGAGAATGGATAGACAGTTTGTTGAAATCTTATAAAGTCCTATATAATTTTGTATATGCAGAGAATTATACTGCTATAAAGTGGTTAGAAGCTCTCGGTTTTGTTTTTATAAATTATCACGAAAAGTATGGTCAACATGAAAAACCATTTTATGAATTTCTGAGGATTGCCTAAATGTGTTCTCTTGCTGCTGGTATTAGTGGAGGTTTAAATCTTTTTCAAGGTCTTGCCATGCAAGGTGCAGCAAAAGACGCTGCCAATCAAACTTATAATCAAGAAGTAGAAGGTGTAAAATCTGCTGAAGACAATAAAAGAAATAAACAATTAGCTTTAGCTGAACAAAAACAAGCAAAAAAAGCACAAGAAGCACAGAATGTATTTGCTAAAAATATAGAAAGTTTACAAGCAACAGCAACTTTATTATCAACAGGAAGAGTTGGTAATACTATAAATTTATTAGTTATGGATCAAGCAAGACAGGCAGGTAATTATAGGGAATCTGTAAGACAAACATTAGAATCATTTGCTAGACAGTATGATAGAAACATACAATCTACAGAATCAGAATATCAAGGCATTAGAAATCGTTTAAGAAGTCGCACAATTAACGCATATAACCAAATACCTTCAACAGGATCAATTCTTTTAGGTGCTGCTACAAGTGCCTTTAATACTGAACTTGGTTTGGAAGATGGATTCTTTTCTTAAATTATGACTTCAAGTTTTCAAAGCACAGCAGGGCAAATTTTTGATTCACCTGTCAATACTTTTGTAGAGCCTGTTACTGCTATACGAAGAAGTAGCATGGCAGATTTAGCAGAAATTTTAGCAACAGTTAATCCAGTTCTAACAAATTTTGCAGTTCAAAAAACTGAGCAACAAAGAGCTAAACAAAAAGCAGAAGGTGAGCTTATTGTTACAATGGCAAATCCCGAAAGAATACAAGAAATTACTAATGCTTTAGCTAGTAAAGATAAAACAGCTATAAAAGATTTAATTGGTAGTAATTATTTTGTAAGAACAGGTGTAGAAAAAAGAATTGCAGAACTGCAAGGTCTATCTCAAGAAGGTAAAATAAATGAATTTTTAACTACTTATAGAGTACAAAAAGAAAAAAATGGTGCAACTAGATCTATACCTTTAAATGAATTTAGTGTTAATTCACCAGAGTTTCAAGAAGCAATGCAGAAGTTTCAACAACAAGAGGTTGCTGACTTAACTGGTATTAGACAATCATTTATAAATCAATACTTTTTACCAAAACAAGGCATTGCAATTCAAGGTGCTTTTTCTCAACAACAAAAAGATCACAATGAATTTAATGTAAAAATTGCATCTGATACTTTAAATGACAGTATTATTAGTAATTTTTCAGCAATAGATTTTGATGATGTAGAAGATATAGATGTAACAAATCCAAACTCACCTATAAATGTTGCTATAAGAAACATACAAAAAGAAATCAAATATCAAGAATCAATAGGTCTAATAAAAAGTGTATCGCCTACAGAATTAGCAAAAACAGTAACAGCACAAGCAGAACAAATATTTTTAATAAATCAAAGAAAAGGCAAAAGTGGTGTTGTTGCAGTAGAAGATTTTTATAGCGTAATATCTAAATTACAAGTAGGTCCAGAGCAAGATGTAAAGATAGGAGTTGACGAAGAAGGTAAACCTATATTTGAAAAAAGACGAGCTACACTAGCACAGTTTCTTGGTGAAGATTGGAATAAAATGAAAGCTAGATTAATTAATGCAGAAAAAAGTTATGACGATTTTAAAGAAGAAAAGTATTTAAAAGTTATTACACCAAGAATAGAAAGTGCTTTAAAGGATTTTGATTTTACAAATGAAGATGGTACAAGAAATACAAAAGCCCTAGAAACTTTAGGTTCTGTATTTGGTGAAAAGTATAGAGAACCTTTCTTAGAAGCTATAGAAAACTTAGATGTATCAAGAGATGATTTTTTTGATGAGTTTGATATAAGAATTATAAATAAAGATTTTGTTTCTCCTTTGTATGCTTTGCGTGAATTAGAAGAATTTAGAAAATCTTTAGGTACAACAATTACAGAAGAAGATAAAACAAGATTAAATGAAGCAAAAAAACAAATTGTAAAATTATTAGGTAAAGATGTTCTAGGAGTTCAGAGAACAAAAATCAATAGCATTATTGAGCAAGCAGGTACTTTGTTAGGTAAAGATAATTATGATAGTAGTTATTATGAAGAACAAACTTCTTTATATTATTCAGATGCTACAAATGCTCTTAATAAAAAAATTGTAGCGATTTCTAAAAATGCAGATAATTTAACTGCACAAGAATTTGAACAACAAATAAATGCAGCATTGCAAGCTTATACAGTTGATATATATAAAATTAATAATCCTGACTTAGCTGGTTCTGATAAAGAATACAAATTAAAAACAAACTCAATATGGAATGAAGGTAGAAAACAATATGAAATGGAAATACCTCCTAACGAAAGAACTTCTGAGACTTTTGTAAGAGAAAAAACTAAAGAAGAAAAGCTAGAAGAAAAAAGATTACAACTAGAAAAGGAAGCAGAAGAAAAAAGGCTTGCAGAAGAAAAGAAAAAAGAAACACCAAAAGAAAAGAAAAAAGGTTTCAGACAAAATATTCTTGAATTTTTTACACCTAAAGATGTAAGTCAAAACACTAATAACCTTGCTACACAATTTGTAAGTCAACTACAGAATTATGGTATTAGTGAAGATGATGCAAACAATCTTGTAGATACTTTTGCTGCTAGTCTTAACCTACCTATTTCTGGTGGTGAAGATATGAGTAGACCAGAAGGCGGTGTACTTGTAAGTGGTCTAAAACAAATGACAGATAAGTTTGACCAGTTTAATGGTGCTGTTTCTTATGGTAGTGGTGGTAGAGAAGAAAATTTAAAGAAAGATCCAAACTTTATAAAGACTATAGAAAAAGATGGTTTTAGTCATACTTACGCTGATAAGTCATCACAAGAAGTTATAGATGAAGCAAAGAATATATACATAGATTTAGTTGAAAACAATACTCAAGAAAATGTTGAAGCTAAATACGCTATAGCTCAAATGGTTCTAACAGAAGCAATATTAAGTAGTGAAGAAGATATAATAGGTGTAATGCAATCTGTCTTAATGAGAGTAGCAAGAGCTAGGTTAGGTATTAGAGAAGAGCCTTATGGTGCTTATGAAAAAGATATTATTACTGAAATGCTTAGACCTTACCAGTATGCAGGTTTAGAAGGCAAGACAAAGGAAGATTTATTAAGTCCTACACCAATTAAGGAAGATGAAGAGACATTGAAGAGAGTAATTGATATTCTATGGAAGAAGCAACCTGACCAAACAATAATCTAAATGACAGACTCAGCATTAAATAACCAGACAAACAATGAGGAAGAATCTTTTGATTTTTCTGATTTGACAAACTTTAATAAAGTTAAATATGAACCTGCAAATGTAGGAAATAATAATACGCAAAAAAATAGTTACTTTGATTGGAATACACAAATAGATATAAAAGATACTTACAACACTTTGTATAAAGATACAGAAGATGATGATGATGATTTTGAGTTTTATAACGAAAGTATGTTTGATCCTTCGCAAGAAGTATTTTCAGCATTTACACAAGCCGATAACGAAAGCAAAAACCTTCATGTATCTGATGGTATGTTGAAGTATCTTGGATTAAATAATTTCTTTGATAAAACAAAAAATACCAATACACCTTTAAGAAGACCTAGCGACAGAATAGCTATTGAAAAAGTATTTAAAGATGCAACAGGTTTTTATTTTCAAGATTTTCTTAATAACGAAATACCAAAGTCTTCAATAGAAACAGAGCAATTTCAAAATGGATTAGATAAAGTATTTCAGTTTTACGAGGATAAAGGGTTTGAAGTAGAGATACCAGAAAGAACAAACCTTACACAGTTTGAACAAACCATGAAAGGGTTAGGTATTGAAATTGGTGGTGGTCTTACGCTTGATGCTTTGACAGCACCTTTACTAGGTGCAGGTCCTTATGGATTATTAACTTATGGAGTTATAAATACTGTTGGAGGTGGTATTTTTAACTATGAAGCACAGAAAAAAAGATTTGGACAGACAGGTTTTTTAGGTGTTAAAGATCAGATAAATTATGGAGAACTTTTAACTTCTAGTGTTATTCAAGCCATACCTTTTGCAACAGAAACTAAAGGATTGAAAGGTATAGCTAAATCAGGACTTTTTGGTGGAACTTTAGGTGGTGCTGAAGTAACAGTAAGAACTTTGATAGATGAACAAAGGTTTCCTTCTTTTGAAGAATTTGTAACTTCTGTAGGTCTTGGTTCTGGTTTTGCTGCAAGTTTTAAAGGTGGATTAGATTTTCTTGAAGGTTTAGGTAAAAAGTTTGCAGGTAAAAATGCAGATGAAGTAAACAAGCTACTTACTAAAACTGATAAAAAAAAGATTGATAAAGTTGTTGAAGATAGCTTTGTACTACAAGAACAGATACAACAACAACCACAAGCTAATGTAAGAGGTGATGGTGGTTTTAATATTGGTGAAACTAATTTAGGTGAATTTAAGTTGCCTAAAGGTTTCTTAAAAATGAGTCCTAGATATGGTTCTGCTAGTTTAGAGTTTGGTTCTGATATAGATAAAGTTGCATATATATTAAGAGGTAATAGAGTAAAACCTTTAACAGATAAACAAAAAATATCACACGAAAGATTGACCAGATTATTAGAAGATCAAGGTATTGATGTTAATACAGTAAGAAATCATGGATCTAAAATACATCAAAAGATAAAAGATATAGTAAAACAAAAAACAGGTTCAGCTAAAGCGACTCCTGATAATACAGGCGGTATGATGATTAAAGTACCAACTGATAATGTATTTATAAAGAAAGTAAAACAAAAAACAGGTGGAGAAGATTTAGGACCAAAAAATCTTAATCCTAATCAAACTAGCTTATTGAAAGCTGTAGACCAAGCAAGTGCTACTAATATTAGAAATGCAGTAAAAGCTCTTAAATCAAAAGGTTGGACAAGTGCAGAGACAGTTACAGATAAAGAAAACATTTTAAAAGCTGTAAAACTATTTGACCCAGATCAACCAGATTTTACAAAGAAAGTATTGGAATTAGAAAAGTCTGATTTGATTGTAAAGATGGCAGACGAAATAGAATCTTATGGTCTTATAGACAAACAACCAGAAGTTAATACTGCTTTAGCTTTAAATGCTGTGTTTGCAGCAGAACGATTAAATAATAAAAACAATGCTTTTTTAAATGCTTTGAATAGTAAAAATCCAGAACAGATTGAAACAGCCATAACAGAACTTACTGGTTCTATAGATGCAATGAAACTATGGTTAATGAGATATTTAAAACCAAGCAGCAGAGCAGGTCAAATCTTACAAAAATTAAATATAAAACCTTTAAAAGGTATGGAAGGTAAGACAGCAGCAGAATATGTAGAAGCTGCAAATTTAAAATTAAATAAAACTGCTGAAGAAAAATTAGTAAATACTTTAGAAGAAGTTGCTTTTAGCAGCGAGAATCTAAAAAAAGATTTGATAAGACAACTTGAAACTTCAAAACAGACAGGCGATTATAGTGAGCTTTATAGAATAGGAAAGATAATACAAGCAGCAGACGGAGAAACAGAAACTTTATTTGGTCTTACAAAAGTAAATGCTTTCAGACTACAAGATGAAGATGGACTTACTAAAGGTTTAAAAATAGGTAACGAGATTGGTATAAATGGAATGTTATACAGGTTTGGTACTAACACAGCAAACTTTATATCTGCAACTATAAACACTTATCACAGACAGTACAAGTTATTTCAAGGTTCTGAAAATCCAGAGATGTTTGAAGCTGCTATGAGGCATTTTGTTGCTTTGCATACTAACTATCACTTTATGAGAAAGGCATATAAAAAATCTTTGAAGATGGAAGATAACTTTATTAACTTAGGAAATAGAAAATATCAGAATAGATTTGCTATTAAATCTGATGGCAGTGGTGCAGGTGCTAAAGCTATTAATGCTGCTGGTACTGCAATAAGATTTTCTGGTCGTAATATGACAGCTACAGACGCAGCAGTACAAGCACCAAACTTAATTGCGGATGTAACTTATATGGCATTTATAGAAGCAAAAAGGCAAGGATTACCAAGAAATGAAATAGATAAATTTATTAAAAAACACGTTAACGCAGTTCTTGAATGGTATGCACAAAATGGTGATAATGAATTAGAACCACTTACAAAAAGATTTTTATTACACGCTAAAAAACAAGCTAAGTTTGCAACTTTCACTCAAGACATTGATACTACAGGTAAGTTTGGTCAGGCCATGAAGTTTGCTGATAATGCAGCAAATAAATATCCATTAGTAAGATTATTTATATCTTTTACAAGAACACCTGCAAATATTAAATCAGGTAATTTTAGAAATAATCCTATGTTTGTACCTGTAGTAAATCCTTTTAATAAACAACAATCAATTAACTTCCCAGATCAAACACCTTTGATTGGTGGTAAAAATTTAAATTTATTAAGTGAATTAACAGTACCAGAATTAAGAAAACAGCTTAATAGTCCTGATCCAAAGATACGAGCTATAGCAAATGCAGACATCAATCAAGCTATTGCTTTTGTTACAAGTATTGCTGGTTTTGTTACTTCTGCAAACATATTGTCAAATGACCCAGAGTATATACCACCAGTAATACTAACAGGAGGTGGACCTGATTTTGGAACTAAAGAAGGTGCTGCTATGTGGAAAAAAATGTATTTAAATCGTTGGCGACCATATAGTATTGGGTATCTTCAATATGATGAAAATGGTGAACCCGAAATAGGGGAAGATGGTAAACCTGTTTATATTTACAGATCTTATGAAGGTTGGCTAGAGCCTTTATCTGGTTCATTAAAAATGACAGTTGATACTATAAATTCATTAGGAATACTTGGTGGTAAGCCTTATGACGAAGCAACAACAGGGTTAGTAATGTCTATAGTACAAAACCTTTACAATGATTCATGGACTTCTCAAGCAGAAGAATTAATTAATGTTATGAGAAGTAGTGCAGATTTAGTAGATAGTGAAGGTGATCCTGTTAAAGATTATAGAAGTAAAAAGTTTGCTAATTTTGTTGGTAGATTTATTACATCAAGAGGACCATTCTCAGGTGTTGTTGCTGAATTAAGAAGGTATCCAGCAGACTTATTAAAAGTAATGGGCTTTAGTAATGAAGAAATAAAAGTATTTCAAAGAAGACCAGACACAAGAGTAAGGGCTGGTGATATAAACAAATCAGATGACCCTACAGATCCAAACTATAATAAGTCTTCAATGTTTGCTTTAGCGTGGAGATCAACCCTAAATGAAATTAGTCGTAGGTATGGCATAGGACCAGACTTACCTTTTGATGTAGAACATATAACAAATGAACCAATAGTCTACCCAAACAGAATGGGTGGTAATATTTTTGGAATTGGTGTTACTACAAAAAGTAAAAACTATCCTGTATATACTGCTTTAAAACAAATAGGAAGAAGACTAGCAGAGCCTAGTGAGTTTGTTACAGGTGAATATAACAAACAAAATTTTGTACCGATTAGATTAGATACCTATGAATACAACGCTATGAAAAAAGATATTAATACTATGGAACTTAATGCTGGATATGGTAAAAAGACTATACTTGAAAGTATGGAAGCATATTTAAAAACTGATAGATACTTAGATGCTAAACGTATTGTTGATGAATTTGGTTTAAAAAGTGAACAAGGTGCAATAGCAGCTAATAATATTTTTTATGAATTAAGTGCAATTAACAAAAGATATATACAACGAGGAGAATATAATCATATTAATAAGAAATTTTCAAAACAAGAACAAAGAGATATTATGAAGTATAAAAGAGGAATACAAAAAGATTATAATAATCTTATAAGAAGACCCTCTTTAAACGAGTAACATGGCTACCAACACAGCAGCTTCATTTACTAACCACACAGGAAATGGCAGCACTGCTAACTTTTCTATATCTTTTAGTTATTTATCAACTGCTGAAATAGATGTAACTGTAGGTGGTGTATTAAAAACTCTTGGGACTCATTATACTGTTAGTGGATCAACTCTAACCTTTACAAGTGGCAATATACCTGCTAATGGTGTTGCGATTAAGTTTCAAAGAGATACAGATATAAGTGCTAAAAAGGTAGATTTTGCAGATGGTAGTGTTTTAACAGAAACAGATTTAGATAATAACAGCGATCAAATATTATTTGCACAACAAGAAATAAACGACATTGTAACTAATGATCTTTTTACAAGAGATGGTTTAAGAACACTTACAGGGTCACTTATCTTTGAAGGTAGTAGTGATGATGCAAACGAAACAACAATATCAGTAACTAACCCTACTGCTGATAGGACTATTACTTTTCCTGATGTAACAGGCACAGTAGTAACAACAGGTGATACAGGTTCAGTTACCTCAACAATGATTACTAACGGAACTATTGTTGATGCTGATATAAATTCTTCTGCAAATATAAATGGTAGTAAGTTATTAAATGATTCTGTTGGTCTTACAAAATTAGGTGCTGGTGCTTTACCAACAGACATAACTATAGCTAGTGCCAATATAGTAAATGGCACAATAATAAATGAAGATATAGCTACTGGTACTTTAGATGGCAGGTATTATACAGAAACAGAATTAGATGCTGGTCAACTAGACAACAGGTATTTTACTGAAACTGAACTTAATGCTGGTCAGTTAGATAACAGATACTATACGGAAGCTGAAGCAGATGCAAGATTTTATAATTTAGCAAGTGCAGAAGAAATACAATCAGGTGAGACTTGGACTTCTGCTGATAATAAAATAGCAACAACAGCAGCTATAGACGCAAGAATTATAGATTTAGTTGATGATGTAGGTGGTTTTGTACCAATAAGCAACGAAACTAATTTTCCTAATGCAAACCCAGATATAGATAATGGTGCTGGAACTCTTATATCAGTTAAAACTACATTAAGCTCTCATACCCCAAGTGGTGGTACTGTTACTATTCAAAATGGAAATGTTGGAGATAATGCAACAATTACAATTAATAATGTTCCTTCAGTTATACAACAAGACTTTGGATTTATTGTAGAGACTACATCTACATTACATACATACAACTTTCATAGATTAGTACCAAAGGCTACTGAGGTAACAACTGTTGCTGGAAGCATATCTAATGTAAATACTGTTGCTGGTTCTATTAGTAACGTAAATACTGTTGCTGGAAATGTTGGCAATGTAAATACTGTTGCAGGTATTTCAGCAAATGTAACTACAGTTGCTAATGACGGAACTGATATAGGAACTGTTGCAGGTATATCATCAAGCGTAACTACTGTTGCAGGTATAAGTGGTAATGTAACCACAGTCGCAGGGATCAGTAGCAACGTAACTACAGTTGCAAACAATAATACTAATATCAATACTGTTGCTGGAAACAACGCAAATATAACAACTGTTGCTGGTATAAGCAGTAACGTAACAACAGTCGCTAGTGCTAACTCAAATATAGGAACTGTTGCTAGTGCTATTGCTAACGTCAATACAACAGCAGGGTCTATAGCAAATGTTAATACTGTTGCTGGTTCTATAGCAAACGTAAATACTGTTGGTACTAATATTACAAACGTAACAAACGCTTCAAATTACCTAAATAATTTTTTACAACTATACTTAGGTGAAGCATCATCTAACCCAACTGTTGATGGTTTAGGAAATGCAATCACAGAAGGCGATCTGTACTTCAATACTGTTGACAAACGCACTCGTGTTTTTAACGGATCAACTTTTGCGAATGTTGGTGAAGGTGCAGTAGAGGTTGCAAAGTTTGCTACAGCAGCTTTTAATACCTTATATACAGCTTCAGCAGGTTCTAATAGTATAGACTTAGGAGGTCTTGCTATAACAGGTGCAGTATTTGCAAACGAAGCTATTGCTGCTATTCGTGCATCCCTCGCCAAAGGATCTGGCACTTACAATCTAGGAGGAGTTTAACTTACCATGCCTGACCAACTACAACTTAGAGGTGGTACTACCACTGAACATAATTCATTTACTGGAGCTTTAAGAGAAGTCACAGTAGATACTACAAAGAAAACACTTGTAGTACATGACGGATCACAGGCTGGTGGTACTCCACTAATGAAAGAAAGTGGTACTGTTGATCCTACTACCATAACGATTGGTACTGGTGGAACTCAAAGATTAGCAATAAGCAATAGCGAAGTTGTATTTAATGACACTGGTGCAAATGTAGATTTTAGAATTGAAGGCGATGCAGACACAAATTTATTTAAAGTAGATGCTGGTAATGATCGTATAGGTATAGGAACAGGAAGCCCTAGCACTCCTTTACATATTGTAGGTGCAGGTAACACTTCAGTTTTATTAGTAGAAAGTACAGATTCTGATGCAAATGTTGGCCCTATAATTGAATTATTTAGAAACTCAGGAAGTCCAGCAGATAACGATGCTATAGGAAGACTAGATTTTAGAGCAGATGATGATGCTGGCAATCCAAATACTTTTGCACGAATTGCAGCCGTAGCAACTGATGTTAGTAACGGATCAGAAGATGCAAGAATAGATTTTACTGCTGTATCTAACGATTCTTTTAATCCAGCTTTGTCAATTGCTGGTATGAACGTTGGTATCAATACAACAAATCCGGGCAGTTTGTTGTCACTAGTTGGTGCAAATGGCACTGTAGCTGGAATATCTTTAGGTCAAGGAGTTGGTACTCTTACTGCATCACGATATATTGGTATTTGTCAAAATGGTAATGAAAACAGTATCGGAACAAACTCAGGATTTCAAGGCATTGAATTTGGTGGCCCCGGTTCTACTGATGAAGGATATGTAGCTATTCATTGTCATGATACAGGGGTACTGTCAAGTGAAAAAGTAAGAATTAGCAAAAGTGGTCAAGTGGGAATTGGTACTTCAAGTCCAAATAATTTGTTAGAACTAGATGGTGGAAATACAAGTGTTTCTGGAATATCTTTAGCTAGAGCTTCTACTAACGTTACTCATTCAAAATATATTGGTATTACTGACCCAAATAACGGTCCAAACCTTGCAACTAACTCAGGATTTCAAGGCATTGAATTTGGTGGAGTAGGGGGTACTGGCGAAGGTTTTCTTGCATTTCATACACATGATGGCGGTGTACAGTCTGCTGAACGTGTACGCATTGATAAAAGTGGAAAAGTACATATAGGATTAACAAACGGAGCAGGTCAATTTAATGTTAAAAATTCAAATGATAGCACTCAAAATGCTTTTGAAGTATATAACGATAACGGAGTAAGAAACGCAGCATTTTCGCAAAGTTCTGACGGTGATGGAACTTTGGATTTAAGAACTAATGGAACTGCTCAAAATGTGCTTCTTCGTTCAAATGGTGCAAGTCATATATCAGGTGGAAATGTTGGGATAAATGTTGCAACTCCTAGTAATAGATTGCACGTAAAAGATGGTAATCCATATATAGAGATAGAAGGTACAGCTAATAGTGGAGATGCAGGTATATTTTTTAATGCAAAAGCTAACCATTGGAATCTAAGAGCCGATAATAGTAACTCGCAAAACGCTTTTGGTCTTAAATCAGGTACACCAGCAAGTAGTACTCACACAATATTGATCGCTAGCCAAACGATTGATCTTTTTCAACAGAGAAACATATATGAAAGAAAAGGCTCTGGCACTATATCTATTGCTAATGGTGCAAATAAAGCATTTACAATAACTGGACTAGGTTATGGTTTTGCAAAACTTCAATTAGCATTTTATGGAGAAGGTCAATTTTGCAATGTTGAAGTTTGTTTAGGTGGTTTAATGGCATCAGGTGGTACATATTATAGTGCTACTATAATTGCAAATGGTAGTTCAAGTAATTTAGATGTTAATTTTGGACAAAACCAAACAAGTTATGTGGTTACAATTTCTAATAATAGTGGTATTGGTTCAATACATGGAAGTGCATTATTTACAGGGTCGGGTGGATCTGCTCACCCTAGCTTGGCAGTTTCTTAATAGGAGGTTTTAACAATGTCAATTAACTACACATACACAGTATTTGGAACTACTAAAAAAGAAGGCGGTAACGGAGAAATCCTTACTGTTCATGTTAATATAACTGGTACTGATAGCAACGGAAAACAAGCAACACAAGAATTTGCAACAGCTTTGAATCCTCTTGCTCATACTGATGCTAATTTTATTGCTGATCCTACTGATGAGCAGAAACTTACTTGGGCTAAAGCTCAATGGAATAACGAAAGTGCAGATATAGTTACTCTTACTAAATTAGAAGAAGCAATAAAAACTGAAATAGAAGCATCTTAAAAGCAGCAAAAGCCGTATTGCCTTTATATCTTTCAATAGTTAAACTCTAAATTAATTACATTAATTTTATGTCAAAATTATCTGAAAGAGTTGAAGAACGTAAAGCAGAAGCACAAGCTCTTGCTGATAAGTTCAATACTGTAAAAGCAGAAATTGAAAAACTACAACAAGAAAATGCTCAAACATATCAACAATTTAAAACTAAAAACGATCAATATGCAGAGTTAGTAGAGCTTTTAAGAGAAGAGGAAGGAGTAAAAGTTTCTACAGGAAAGGAAACTTCTAGCGAAGTTGTAGAATAAAGTTAAAATATTAATAAAGTTTATTTTTTATCATGGCTGTAACTTGGAATGTTGTTTCTTTAGATGCAACAAAAACTGTTGGTTCTTTGTCTGATGTTGTTACTACTGTTCATTGGACTGCTAGTGATGCAGACGGAGATCATACTGGATCTTCTTATGGTGCTATAGGACTTGCTGCTGCTGACAGTAAATCTTTTACTGCTTATGCTTCTGTTACTAAAGATAATGCTGTAGCGTGGGCCAAGGCTGCATTAGGTTCTGATCAAGTAACTGCTATTGAAACAAGTATTGCTGCACAAATTACAGAATCTAAAACTCCTACTGCGACTGCTGGTGTACCTTGGTAATTAACTATGCCCTTAAAAGGAAAACAGTACAAAATTGATGCCAACAAAGATGGCAAAATAAGTAAAAAAGATTTCTTATTACTTCAACTAGCGAAAGCAAAAAAGAAGAAGAATGGAAATAAATCTGCCTGATCTACCAGATACAGATTTTATTCTCGTTCCACCTAGAACAATTTTTTATCCTCCGATAGTGGAAGAACCTTATCTAGATCCCCTACTTCTTCCAAGTCTGGAACAGGTAGAGTCGGGTTTGGCAAGTCAGGAATCTTCTGCTGAAGAAGATAAAACATCTTCAAAGGAGGAAGTGTCAGGAGCAACACCAGAGATAATACCGACAAACCTGCCAAACACCAAAGAAACTTTATCAAGTGAAGAAGCTATAGCTACCTTTACTATACCTTTCTATGGTGAAATGCCTATACCAGCACCAGAGGTCATAGCTTCTAGTGTGATAGCAGCAGGTACAGCTTCAGTTGCTAGTGTGGTTGGTGGTATTGCTATGCAGTCAGTATTAGCTTTTATCAAGAAAACATTTAAGAAAATCTTTACTAAAGTTCTTAAAAAAGAAGTCGCAAATGTAAAAGAAAAGATGGATAATAATAAAGGTAGCTAGAGTTCACATACCTGTACTATGTGGTGTCTAAACTAGCTACTTAAATTTTTCTGGATTAGCTCGGACATAACTCCTAATATTTATTACGTCATTACAGATATATGCGAATTTGGACTTAGGATTTATCATATAACCAGCAGCGTGGAGCTGTGAACACTTTAAAACTCTCACTAATTGCTTATCATGGACTTGCTTGTCTAGTTCTTCTTTGGCTTGGTCTAGCTTTACTTTGGATAGTTCGTTACAAGTTTGATTATCTCCCAGAGGTATCATAAAACTCATCTGTACACCCCAACCTTCATTGATGCTATATGTCTCTTCACCTTGTGCATCATTACCTGTATAAAAAGGAGTTACAGCCATAGTAGGTTGACTACAAACTAAAGAACCAAACTGTTGCTTGCCTGTCATTCCATTATTAATATTCATATTCTGATTGATAATACTAGAATTACCAACAGCATTAGG